GCATTAAACGCTCTCCCCGCGCTAAAGACTCTAGGGAGAGAGAAGAGAGGCGTAAGCCTTGGTCTCCCCCATCGATGCTGGATGCCCCGCCAGCACCGGAAGGTTACAAACACAGGTGGATTCGTGCTGAAGTGCGCGGTTTTGATGACCGTAAAAACATTTCAGCTAGGTTACGTGAAGGCTATGAGCTAGTACGTGCTGATGAATACCCCGATTTTGAAGCCCCGGTCATAGAAACAGGTAAATACGAGGGTGTTTTTGGTGTTGGTGGATTATTGCTGGCTCGCATTCCGCTAGAAACAGTGAAAGAACGGACGGATTACTTTAAGACTAGAAGTGCCGACCAAATGGACGCTGTAGATAGAGATTTGGAACGTGAGAACTCGCATTCATCGATGACGATTGGAAAACCTGATCGTCAATCTCGTGTAACTTTCGGTGGCCCACGAAAGTAGTTTAACCTACAGAAGTGCGCTGCCCTATTTGGAGAAACCATAATGGCTAACGAATCTTCGGCTTATGGTCTTCGTCCTATAGGATTAGTTGGTGCTGGAGCCAATACTACGGGTACGACCTCGTATGAAATAGCTTCTAATAACACCAATGCAATATATCAGTTTTCAATCTGTGTCCCTACTGCGGCAGGAACCATAGACCAAGCTGGTGCTACATCAGGCGGAACGACTCCCGCTCTTGGTGTCCTTATGGGCGTTTACTATCAAGACGCTACACAAAAAAAACCCGTCTGGTTGAATTACTGGCCGGGATCAGGCAGCGTAAGCGTTGACACAAACTATCCTGTCACTGCTTTTGTTGCTGATAATCCAAACCAACTGTTTCAGGTGGCAACGGATGCAACAATAACTAGCCGTGCAACTGCACTCACAGCTATTTTTGCAAACTCGTCATTAGGAACATCAGCAAGAACTGGTTCAACAGACACTGGCAGATCAAACTCTGGTCTTTCTGTTTCTGCTATAAACACCACGGCTACTCTTCCGCTACGCATTGTAGGCATAGCAGACGAAGCAGCAAACAGTGATTATACCGCTGCTGGTATCCCTATGATTGTTCGCCTGAACGCTCACTTTAACGCCACAGCGAGTAGGTTTGATTCTCAGACCACCTCCCTGACAACTGGCTTATAGGAAGGGGATAGAACATGGCTATTTCTCGCGCTCAACTTGCGAAGGAACTAGAACCCGGCCTTAACGCTTTGTTTGGGTTGGAATATGACCGTTACGATAACGAATCAGCAGAAATCTTTGAAGAAGAGTCTTCAGATCGGGCTTTTGAAGAAGAGGTGATGCTATCAGGATTTGGTTCGGCTCCCGTGAAAAGTGAAGGAAGTGCTATTTCCTTTGACGACGCACAGGAAACCTATACGGCCCGTTATACTGCGGAAACCATTGCACTTGCTTTCAGCATCACAGAAGAAGCGATAGAAGATAATCTTTATGATCGTCTTGCCTCTCGTTATACTCGTGCTTTAGCTCGTTCAATGTCACAGACTAAGCAAATTAAAGCAGCGGCAGTTTTAAACAACTCCTTTAATACCGCTAACCCAATCGGTGACGGTGCTGCTTTGTGTTCTTCGGCACATCCAAGTTTATCAGGTAACCAACGCAACGAACTAGCTGTTGCGTCTGATCTTAATGAAACTTCATTAGAGCAGATGTTGATTGATATTGCTGGAATGACCGACGAACGTGGTCTAAAAATTGCAGTTCGTGGAATGAAACTTATAATTCCAAAAGAACTTCAGTTTATTGCAGAACGCTTAATTAACTCAAACTTACGTCCCGGTACGGCAGACAATGATATTAATGCCACCAAATCAATGGGCATGATCCCCGATGGAGCAGTGGTAAACCACTTCCTCACCGATACGGACAGATGGTTTATTAAAACCGACGTTCCTAATGGGTTCAAGCACTTTGAGCGTACACCGATAAGAACAGCTATGGAAGGCGACTTCGATACTGGTAACATGCGGTTTAAAGCGCGTGAACGATATTCGTTCGGTGTTTCAGACTGGCGTTGCGTATTCGGTAGCGACGGCGCATAAAACTCTGTTTTTGCTCGTGGGAAGGACGGCCTTGCGCCGTCCTTTCTTTTTGGGCTATAGTAAAACAACCCTGACTATTGCACCTGCAATAGACATTAACCCACGACAGGAGTGACACATGGGTACGACAACATTTTCTGGTCCTATCAAGGCTGGAACTATCAAGAACACAACAGGCACAACTCTCGGCACAGATGTAAAAAACACTGGTCAAGTTGTAATGGCACAGACATTTTCAACAGGCACTACTCTTGCGAGCGGAGCTTCTACTGCAAATTCCACGACGGTAGTTATTCCAGCTAACTCACAAATTATTGATATAGTGCTTGATAAGCCTACTGTAATGGCGGGTGCTACCTGCGTTTTGAGTATTGGAGATACGGTTGGTGGTAACGCTAGCTTACTTAATTCCTATTCAGTTACTATTGCTTCTGGAGTTGGACGCGCATATCCAACAACTGAAGCAGGCGGAGCGCTTGCTTGGGCAGATACAGGAACGGCGGATTTAAAACTGACATGGACTAGCACGGGTGCTACTTCTGCTGGTGAAATCAGAGCTACGATTTTGTATCAGCAAAATAATAATTTATCATAATCCGGCCTGAAGGAGAACTAATATGTCGGGTTCCGATGCTCTAGCCACCTTTATTGAGGCCGCGACTGCTGTAACAGACGGTGTGTGTGCGGCTCAAACTGTAGGTAGCGCCACTGACCTTACAATTAATGGCTCCCTCTCTTCAGGGGGAGAAGTAACTTTTGACCAGCCGCGTAATGTCACAATCTTATCTGCGGGTAATGATTCTGGAATTACGTTTACAGTTACAGGAACTGACGAAACAGCGACAGCGGTTACTGAAGTTATTACAGGTGCTAATACAGGCACTGCTACAGGAACCACTTATTTTGCTACAATTACTCAAATTGCTTCCAGTGGAGCAGCAGCGGGAAATGTTTCGGTAGGTTCAGGGACTAGTATTGCAGCCCCTATCTTTCGGGGAAGTATGCGGTTAATCGGTCTATACGTTGTTAACACAGGAGTTGCTGGAACAGTTACATTCCGTCAAACCTCTGCAACAGGGACTATTGGGATGCAATTCAACACCGTTGCAGCAGCTAACACAAACGCTTATCCCGATATACCTGATGAGGGTATTCGGTTTAATTCAGGGGGCTATGTTGTGTATACACAAACTATTATGTCTTCGATGACGGCGTTTCATGCCTAAAACACCGAAGGTTGGGGCAAAGTAATGGCTACAACCAAACAGGTGCAAAAAACGCCTTCGGGACGTTTAACATATAGGGGGGTAACTTTTTCTGGTTATAACAAACCAAAAAGAACCCCCAACGAACGTAAAAAAAGCGCGGTTTTGGCTCGAAAAGGAGACAAAATTAAAATAGTTAGGTTTGGTGATCCAAACATGACTATTAAAAAATCACAGCCTGCTAGAAGAAAGAGTTTTAGATCGCGCCATAAATGTAACACAGCCAATGACAATTTTACTGCTCGTTATTGGTCATGCAAAGCGTGGTGAATATGACAACCGAGAAAGAACGACAAACCCTTGTTTCGATGGATACAAGGATTAGTGTAATAGAAGAGGTCATAAAGCGGTTAGAAACAAATCATCTAGCTCATATTGAGAAAGATATAGCTAGACTAGATGCTAAAATATGGGCTTTGATAAGCGGTATGGCAATTCAACTGGCTACGTTTGTTTTAGCGTTATTAATTTTTATTTTACCCTAAGAGATTAATAAAATGGCTTTCGATTTTTACACTTCCGAAGAACAGAAAATAATCTTTGAGATTAAGAAATGGTCGGAAGAATCATTAGAATCTTCTAATGATAATTTTAACGGTTTAGCAGCTTGCCCGAAAGCTAGAAGCGCGTGGAAAAATGATAAAGTAGGTTTTGTTTTTAAAACAGCCCCAGATTACCAAGATTTATACACTGTTGTTTCCTGTTACCCCTCTCATTTTGATATGGTTATTGTTGTAGATACCTGTTTTAACGAAGACGCTAAAGCTTTTCACCAGTTTATTTCAGGGTTTAATGAAGCTATAGGAGAAGGCATGTTTATTAATAAAGATGCGTGGGTAGTAGGGTTTCACCCTAATGATGGTGAAAATGCTTTACTTAAAAGAAGTCTTTTTCCAACTAATACAGATAAAGAATATGCTTTGATGTTAGTTCAACCTTTAAGTTTACTACAAGAAACCGCAGACAAAATAGAGCCTTTAGGGTATTATAAGGGTTATGAAGACGAGTATAATGCAGATGCGGTATTACGATCCCGCAAAGATTTATATAGACGACTAATAGGAGATTAATATGGCGATTAGCCCACATAAAAAAGAAGCAATGGGAAAAGATTGGAAGTCCAATACTTATCCTAATGAGAAAATTAAAACTGGTCCGAAGAAAAGTAAACCAAGGACAAGGGGTGTAAAAGTAGCCCCCTACAACTAAGGTATTTTTATGGCAACTTCAGGTAGTAAAGATTTTGAGTTAAACGTCACTGAGTATGTAGAAGAGGCGTTTGAGCGGTGTGGGATCGTAGCTCGCACGGGCTATGATATTCGCACGGCTAAACGCTCTTTAAATCTAATGCTGGCGGATTGGGCTAATCGGGGCTTGAATCAATGGACTATCAAGCAAACGACGGTAACGATGATTCAAGGAACGAGTACATATACCTTGGATACCGACACTATTGATGTACTAAACGCTGTCTTACGTCGAGATGGGACGGATTATGGTATAGCACGGTTAAGCCGGGACGAATATTTAAATATCCCTACAAAAACTACTGAGTCGCGGGTGTCGCAGTTTTTTGTAGATCGCCAGATAACTCCTGTTATGAACGTGTGGCCGACCCCCAATAACAGTACCGATCAAGTTATTTTTGATCGTTTAGTTCGTATGGACGATGCTGATAGCCCTACGAACACGATGGAGATGCCTTTCAGGTTTTACCCGGCTTTAGCTGCTGGTTTAGCTTACTACATTGCTCTTAAAAAAGCCCCCAACCGCATACAATACTTAAAAGGGTTGTACGAAGAAGAAATGGATCGGGCTATGACAGAGGACAGAGACAGGGCTAATTTAACTATTACCCCCGGTTTCGGTTACTTTAGGTAGAGGTGTAGGATGGGGTCAAAATACGCTGTAGGAAAACATGCTTTAGGTATTTCTGACAGGTCAGGATTCCGTTATCCATTGCACAGGATGCGTATGGAATGGACGGGAATGCTTGTTGGATACGACGAGTGGGAGCCTAAACAACCCCAGTTACAACCTTTACGGGTCACAGTTGGGCCGCAAGCTTTAAAAAACCCCCGCCCCGATAGGGTAATGACTCTTCAGGTGTACGTCGGCATACCTGTTATAGAAGGGCCAGCTTTTACGCCTTTTAATGCAATAGGGGTAGTAGGAAACGTATCGGTGGTGACAACATGAGTTTTACTTACGATCAGCTTAAAACAGCTATCCAAGACTATACGGAAAATACAGAGTCTTCCTTTGTAACTAATCTACCTGTTTTTATCAGGTTGACAGAAGAACGTATCTTAAAACAGGTGCAATTAAGCTTATTTAGAAAAAACTCGACGGCTTTTGCTACGTTGGGTAATGAGTATCTTGCAGCGCCTTCCGATTTTTTAGCACCTTTTTCAATGTCTTTCCTTAACGCTTCAAGCGAGAAAGTATTTCTTGAGTTTAAAGACGTAAATTTTATACAGACTTATAACGCTAATAGTGCTACTACTGGCGATCCAAAATATTATGCTCAGTTTGACGTAGATAATTTTATATTAGGACCAGCACCTTCTGCCGCGTCACAAATGGAATTGCATTTTTTCTATAGGCCCGTGAGCCTTACAGCGGGAGCAGGGGGCGGCACAACTTGGTTAAGTACCGAAGCCCAATTATGTCTTCTTTACGGCTGTCTGGTTGAGGCGTATACCTTTATGAAAGGTGAGCCTGATTTACAACAATTATACTCGGTTCGTTTTCAAGAAGCGTTAACAGCGCTTAAAATGCTTGGGGAAGCGGATCAGACACAAGATGAATATACGACGGGACAAGTAGTGAGGCCGCGCCAATAATGTTTGAACTTAAATTAGATGTACCCCGTAATGAAGCCGTGGTTAGTGTAAACACAACTCATAATCGCGGTTTTACGCCTGAAGAGTTAGCTGTTCAATGTGTATCTAAAATCATTTCTGTTGCAGACACGGCTCCTGCAAGCGTAAAAGACCAAGCACGGGCGTTTCAGAGTAATCTGGAATCGTTAGTGACTTCCTATATGCGTCAAGCTGTTTTAAGTGATCGCACGACGGTATATAATACTGTAAAAAATGCGGGACATCCCGCACTAGCCGAAATATTAAGGAGACTTTAAAATGGCTTTTTCTGGTAATTTCATGTGTACCTCATTTAAAAAAGAATTAATGACGGCTACACATAATTTCACAAATTCTTCAGGCAATACGTTTAAACTTGCTTTGTATACGAACAGCGCTTCCTTTACGGCGGCGACGACGGCATATACTGCGACAAACGAAGTAGGTAACAGTGGTACATACTCAGCGGGAGGCGGTGCATTAACCAATGTTACACCGACTTCTTCGGGTACAACTGGCCTAACTGATTTTGCTAATTTGACATTTACTTCCGCAACGATAACGGCTCGCGGCGCTTTAATATATAATGATAGTGCTTCAGGTGATCCTACGGTTGTTGTTTTAGATTTTGGTGGAGATAAAACTTCTACTTCAGGTGATTTTGAAATAGTGTTTCCAACACCAGATGCCACTAACGCTATTATACGGATAGCCTAAAAGGTTTTAGTCAATGGCTGAAGGTTTTGGACTGTTTACGTTTGGAGCGCTGTCTTGGGGTGGTTTCGGCGTTGACGTTACGGTTAGGTGGGACGGTTACGGTCGTGATACATGGGGTTCTTCCTCATGGGGAAGCCCGGTTGTTATACCAGCAGCAACAGGTGGTGTTGGAGGCGTAAGTGTTAGTATAGATACTGCTCCAACTATTACCGGGCAAGAAGCTACGGGTAGTGTAGGAAGCGTATCTATAACCCTTGGAACAGGGGTGTCTGTTTCAGTAACAGGGGTTGGCGGAACAGGTGGTGTTGGAACCATCACCATGTCAGGAGTTGGCACTGTAACAGTAGCAGGGGTTGCTGGAACAGGTGGTGTAGGTTCGGTAGAAATACGGAACGGCCAAGTTATCCCATTGAACCCGAATATAAAGGGTATAGGGGAAGTAGGTACTGTTTCGATTATAGGTAACGCAGCCGTATCGGTGACAGGTATTTCAGGTAGCGGAGAAGTAACGCCTGTGATAGTCTGGGGCAGAATAATTCCTGACCCCGGAACCGTTTGGACAGAAATTGCAGCTTAGAGAGGCGTAAATGACAAGTACATATACAACCAACGGTGGTATAGAACTTATTCCAACTGGGGAACAGTCTGGAACTTGGGGAACTACCACTAACACAAACTGGAACATAGTAGATAGGCTGACAAACGGTGTTGGTTCTATTACGCTTTCAGGAACTACACATACCTTAACTACTTCAGAAGGTGCTTTATCGGACGGTCAATACGGAGTATTGCTTTTTGCCGGATCGCCTTCTGGAACAAACACCGTCACGTTTGCACCAAATGATGCGGATCATATCTATATAGTAAAGAATAGTTCTGGTGAAAGTGTTATTTTATCACAAGGATCAGGAGCGAATGTTACTGTAGCGAATGGCAAGTCGGCAATAGTATATGCTGACGGAGCGGGTGCTGGAGCAGCGGTTGTAGATATAACCTCTACTTTTGTAATAACCGATTCTGGCGCTTTACAGATAGCTAATAATTTATCGGATTTAAATAACGCAGCTACGGCTAGAACTAATATTGGGTTGGCAATCGGCAGTAACGTTTTAGCTTACGATGCGAATTTACAGAGTTTTGTCACCACTTTTACACTGCCAACGTCTGATGGCGATGCGGATCAAGCACTTGTAACTAACGGAAGCGCTACACTTAGTTTTGCAACTGCTGGAATAGGAATAGGAAAATCTATAGCTATGGCTATTGTTTTCGGCTAACAAGGAGAAATAAGTATGGCCGCCCCAAATATTGTTAATGTAACTACCATAACAGGGAAATCTGCTACGGTTAATTTGTCTAGCACCGCTGCTACAGCGGTGCTTAGTAATGCTGCCTCTAGCGGGAAAGTTTTTAAAGTAAACTCGTTAGTCGTAGCTAATGTGGACGGCTCTGTTGCCGCCGACATAACGATAGGTTTTTACTCCCAAGATGACATAGGAGGTACGGCGACGGAAATTGTAAGCACCGTTTCTGTCCCCGCAGATGCGTCTTTAGTGGTAATTGATAAAAACAGTTTTCTTTATTTAGAAGAAGACAGATCGTTGGGGGCAACAGCAGGAGTTGCTAACGACCTGAAAGTGGTAGTAAGCTACGAAGAAATTTCGTAAGGTTTTTTTCTACGCTTTTATAGGAGAGCTTATAAATGTCAAGAAAATGGCCGGGAAGTTTAATTACAAAAACTAAAGTCACGCCCGCTGGCCCCTTAGAAAGCGGTACTGCATCGGGTGTTTGGACTCTTGCTGAAGCCTTGCAGTGGACAGGCAAAGAGCTATGGCCTACTGCTGGAAACAAGCCGCCAGAAATTATTTTTATAGGTGGTGTAACAACTGTAGATGGCAGCGGAGTTCAAGTTTTAACAATTTCGACAGTGAACGCTTCCACAACAGGAGATGCTGAGGATTGGGCTGATTTATCTGTTGCGCTCCGTGCAGGGCCAGCAGGTTGCGGTAGTTCTACTAGGGCAGTATGGGGAGCGACAAATGTATCTCCTTTTGACGCAATTCAATATATTGAGTATGCTTCTGGTGGTACGGGTGCAGCCTTCGGAGACTTGTTTGGCAACTATAATTATACTGGAGTTGCTGCTTTGTCTACTTCAACCAGAGGGTGTTGGGCAGGTGGAGATTCTACTGATTCAGCCGAAAATATCAATTATATAACCCTCTCTAGCACTGGTGATTCCCTTGATTTTGGTGATCTCACAATATCAAGATACCAGATGGTGGGCGTGGCTTCTGCCACACGCGGTCTTTGGTGTGGTGGTGAAGTTTACGGTGGTTCAGTCACTACTCGTGTCGATTATATCACGGTCGCAAGTACGGGCAACGCGATTGATTGGGGTGGCGTTGGAAGGATTGGTAGTCAAGGTGGTGTTTACTCAGGTGCGGGGGGTGCTAACACTGTCACGGCTCTTTATGGAGGCGGCAATGCGGGTAGTTACGGTGCAGCAATAAATCAAATAGAATCAGCGACTATTGCAACTCTGGGTAATTTTGTAGATTTCGGTGATCTTTCTCAAGGACTGAATCAACTGGCGGGAGCCAGCAGTTCTACACGAGTTTTGTTTGCTGGAGGCATGAACTCAAGTTCTGCTAGAGTAAATGAAATTCAATACAGCACAATCGCATCCAGTGGAAATGCCGTCGATTTTGGGGATTTACTTCAAACGACTAATGACTTAGCCGCTACTTCATCTGTACAAGGGAACTTCTAAAATGTCAGAACAATGGCCGGGCGGCCTAATCACCAAAACACCTGTTACTCCATCAGGGCCATTCGAGGTTTCTACAGCCTCTGGGGTCTGGACGCTCGAAGAAGCTTATCAGTGGAAAGGTGATGGACTATGGCCTACTGCTGGTAATACGCTTGCCTACTATTCAACTTTTGCTAATGTATCTGGTCAAGCATATCAAGCCAGAGGTATTTCTGTTGATAGTTCTAGTAACGTTTATTTATCGGGCTACAGTTCTGACCCTACTACGGATAGTGTATGGGTTGCTAAATGGCCCTCAGATGGCACGGCTCCCACATGGCAACGAGAAGCCACAGATACTAGTTTAAATGTTGCCGAAGTAAAGGCTGGTAGTGTTATTGATAGTACGGGAGATATAATTCTAGGGTTAGGTGCATACGATAGCAGTGATGATTTTTCCGTAATCTTGAAGTGGGACACCGATGGAACATTTCAATGGGGAAGAAAATTTGGCACAGAAGGTAGAGAGGCTGAGTGCGCTGGTATTGGTATAGATAGTAGTGATAATATCTACCTGTGGACAGACAGCACTACAACTGGATTCGCAGAAATAGTAAAATGGAATAGTGCTGGAGCTATACAATTTCAAAAATCAGCTACAACTGCTGGTTCTTCTGTGGGAAACACACTCAGTTCTGCTAATGGTAATATGATTATTACTCCCAATGATTATATTATCCCTGTAGGCAAAGCTGATTCCGCTTCAGGTAGTGGTGTTATAGTTGGTTCGGTAGCGAATATTTCAGCAGCAGGGGTTCTTGACTGGCATCGTGAAATAGCGGGTTACCTTAATGGAATAGAAGCCGTGGCTGCCGATAGCTCTAATAACATTTATTTAGGAGCGAGGGCGGGCAGTTCGCCTGCTAATGTACCTTATATCATGAAACTTAATAGTTCTGGCGTAAAGCAATGGGCTAGAAAGATTGAAGGAAGTGCAAGCGGAACTATCTGGTCTGCTAGCTCCCCTAGAAGAATGGCGGTAGATAGCTCGGATAACGTCTATCTGGTTTCCAATGGGGATGTAAATAATAGTGCCAGCGGAGGGGCTAATAATGAAGCAGTCATGGTTTTTAAATACAATTCGTCGGGAGTGTTACAGTGGTCACGATACATCCAAAACAACCTTGCAAACATGGGTACTAAATCTAGAATTACGATAGATGGCTCGGATATGATTATTGCTTCGGCGGTGCGACTTGTAAGCTCACCATCAATGACAAGTATGTTTTATATAAAAATCCCTACGGATGGTTCCAAAACAGGGTCTTACACTAATCCCACGTATACAGGGTTTACTTTAACCTACGGCGTTCTTGATGTTGCAGAGAGCGCGGATACAGCCTCATCCGAGTCAAGCGAGGATTACACCCTAGCCACAACCACGATCACGGAAGCTGCTACTGGAATGACCTCTTCGACTAGCACGTTGTCCTCTGACAACGATCCGCTATAAGGACTTAAAACATGACCGCTTATATTAAATTAGCTACTAGAGAATTTCCTCTACATCAAGGAGATATAAGGTTAGAACACCCCGAAATAGGAGCAGACTTTATTTGCCCAGACACTTATGCCGAAGTGGAATACACCGAGCCACCTGAGTTCGATCATATAAACATGAGAAGAGGCTACGATGCTCCTATTAAAGTGGGGGATAAGTGGTTTGCTTCTTGGTTTGTTCGTGCAGCAACCCCCGAAGAAATAGAAAGCGCGGCACGGTTTAGGGAAGAAAATGACCTATGAAGGATTTAATTCTAAGTGATTTAGGCAATTCGTTAACGAGCCAACCTGCGGAATACAAGTCAATGCTTAAAAACATTGATGCAAAGATGCCAGCAGTAGAACAAGGTATTACTAACTTCAACAAGTCTCATTCGCAGTTTATGGGTGTAATGTTGGACGTAACCCCTTTAACGCCTATTAGAAGCATAAAACATACTTTAGCTGAGATTAATAATACTAAAGCCGCATTACAAGCAACTTTTATAAAGTTAAAAAAGTGCGACATAGACTATCGTAAAAAAGAACACGAATTGACTACCGTTAAAGACTCTTTTGACAAAGAGCTATTAGAAGTAGAAATGCTGGAATTAAGGTCAGATAGAGAAAACACACAAGGGTTAGTTAATGCAGCGTTGCGTAAACTTAACTTTTTTATGAACCAGCATGAACTTTTAATGAAAAAGATAGGCAAGACCGAGTTAACAGAGGAAGATTACGAGCGCGAAGAATGTCGATACCACATTATGACAGCTATGAAGCAGGGTTTAAACGCTGCTCGGTCACGGCAAGGTGTTATTGATGAAGGCAACATGATCTACATTTTTGATTTAGGAATAAACGCTGCTGATGCTCAAGCTGAAGTTTTTTCTTACTTAAACTTAGAAAATAAAATTGTTAGCGAAGGGAATATGCCAACCCATGCTATGACTTTAAAATGGTTAGAGCATTGTGCTGATAAGTGGGCGCATTGCCCTACGGATTTTGCTTCGCACCGAGGGTTTGAAACAATGGATTCTACATCTTTAGCAAACCCAACAACTCCTTTGAAAAAGAAAAATGGGGCTGCTAATGGCGCACAAGCTAGTTAAATATAGATTAAACGAAAACGGGACTATCCCTGATTTTGTTCTGCATGGGGATCATACTAACGGTTTAGTAAGCTTTTTATATGTGCGTGATGATACTGTTCCTCCGCCGCAAAATGGTGTGATGTTGTGTATTACTGTAGATAATCCAACGGGGATGTTTGAAGAAATTGAAACCTATGAGGCTTTGTTAGAGTATATAAGTGAGGTAGGGTCTGGTTGGAAAATTAAAGTATATCACGAGAAAAACCCAACTTATGTGGAACAAGACTATGACCCTGTTGCAACTGCTCAATGGGTCTGGAACAGGATTCAGGCTATCAATAGTTAGGAAATTTCCGTGCCTCTTACAAAGTTACAATTTAAACCCGGCATAAACAGAGAAACCACTGCGTATACAAACACAGGCGGTTGGTTTGACATGGATAAAGTACGGTTTCGAGCAGGGTTTCCAGAGAAAATAGGCGGTTGGGAAAAGGATTACACCACGCAATCTTTCTTAGGTGTTTGCCGCGATATGCACCCGTGGCGTACACTAATAGGCGAGTTGTTAATAGGTATAGGGACCAGCCTAAAATACTATATAAATGAAGGTGGTGCTTTTAATGACATCACACCTTTAAGGACTACTAGTTCGGCAGGCGATTCTACTTTTGCAGCAACGAACGGTTCTTCCACAGTTCGTGTTAATACATCCGGGGCGCATGGTGCTGTAACCAACGATTTTGTTATTTTTAGCGGAGCCGCTTCCCTTGGCGGCAATATTACCGCTGCTGTTTTAAATCAAGAGTACCAGATAACCCGTGTGACGGATAACGCTTTTGATATTTCTGCTCGAACAGTGTCCTCAATTTCCAGCATAACAGTAGACGGTGAACTTGCTCCCACGCTTGTTGTTGCCAATTCTTCAGATACTGGAAATGGAGGAGGCTCTACTGTTACTAAGTACGAATTAAGTTCTGGATTGGATACTACCGTAGTAGGTGCGGGGTGGGGAGCAGGACCGTGGAGCCGTGGAACGTGGGGCAGCGCCCATTCCGCTTTTGTTATATCCGACGCATTGCGTTTATGGAGCGCTGACAATTTCGGTGAGGATTTACTATTTTGTCCCCGAAACGGCAACATTTACTATTGGAAACGCAGTACCTCGGTCACAACTTATCAACGAGCCGTGGAGCTATCTTCTTTAACTGATTCTGTTAGTTGCCCGACTATAGCACGGCAGATCATGGTTTCAGATAACGATAGGCATGTATTAGCTTTTGGGTGTGATCCCGAAACAGCTATTGGGACACAAGACCCCTTGCTTATTCGCTGGTCTGATCAAGAAAGCCTTACGGAATGGAATGCGTTGCCTACTAATACGGCGGGTGAGTTACGCATAGGGTCTGGATCAGAGATCGTGCAAGCGGTTGAAACACTGCAACAAATACTGGTATTTACAGATTCTTCGTTACACGCCATGCAGTATCTAGGACCGCCGTTTACGTTTGGTTTACAAATGATTTCTGAGGCGACTACAATCCGTGGTCCAATGGCTGCTGTTGCTGTTGATGATAGCGTATTCTGGATGGGAAAAAACGACTTTTACGTATATTCTGGCGGTGTTCAGACCTTAAATTGTACGGTTAAAGACTATGTTTTTAACGACTTTAACCAACAGCAATCTCATAAAGTATTCGGTGCTACCAATACTGCTTTTTCAGAAATCTGGTGGTTTTATCCGTCCGAGGGTAACTTGGAAATAGACAGATACGTTGTTTTTAATTATGAACAAAAAATCTGGTTCTACGGTACGATGGTTCGCACGGCTTGGATGGATAGGGAACTGGACGAATACCCAATGGCAACGGGCGCAGATGGGTATCTGTACACCCAAGAATTTGGCTTTAATGACGGCTCTACGGCC